TCCAAACCCTTAAAACCCTCCTTGCCTTTGAGCAATTTAACAATTTTGCCTCTAGCTACATCTTTTTTATCAAAACCCCAATCGGTTTCTTTAGCTGCTTCAGCGATAGCCTCTACAGGCAAGTCTTTCATGCCTTGAAACAATTCTCCAAATACTTTAATAAATTCTGCTTCTGTTTTTTGTCCCGCAAATTTAATAATCTCTGTGTATTCTTCTAAACCCCCTTGGTTCCCCAATAGCTTTGTTCGGGTTGTAGTGTCCCCCAATTCAAATTGTTTACCAGCGATAACAGCTTGCCTGCCCTGCCTTTCCGCGCCCGCAGCCACAGTAAAATCAGCTAACGCACCTGTTAGCGACTCTACATTATCCCCAGCTTCCGAAAATTTCTTTTCCAACCCTGTTCCTGCAAGTTCCTCCAGACTTTTAGCCGCTCTTTTTTGCGCATTCTCTAATTCGCTTTGGCTTGTAGAGGTTAATATATCTTTTTGGGCTTGAATGTATGCTTGTCCAGCGGTAGTGTTTTCTTTAGTGGTGGCTTCAAATTGTTCTAGGTCTTGGCTTAATGTGGCTAAATCTTTACCCACCTTAATAGCCTCTTTACCAAAACCTATAAGACCTCCAGCGGCAGCACCAATTGCTATACCCCATGGACCGGGGATCATCATACCTAACGCTGCTCCCGTTCCCACCCCAGTCAGTGCGCTAGATGCTTCTTTAGGGCCTCCCGCTTGTTCAATTCCTCCTGCCAACATTGGGGCACCAAAAGATAATCCCATTCCAGCCATCATTCCCCTGCCTCCCATCGCACCCGCCCCACCCGAGGCACCGGGTTTTGACCTAGCTAACTCAGCGGTTTCTTGCATGATTTCTTTTCTGAGTCTATCTTCAGCTGATTTGGTTAATTTTTTACCGGCAAGCTGCGCCTTAACTGCAACTATGAGTTGATTTTGTGCAGCTTTTAATTGTTCCTCGGTCATGTCTTGGAACTTCATGTCTGCAATTTGTTTTTGATAAGCCGCCACTAATTTTTTTTGTTCTGAGTCAAGCAGTTTTGACCATCTGCCTGATTTTCCCCACCCAAGACCACCGAGTTGATCGCTAGCCGTTGCTTTTGAAAAATCTACAAAATTAGGAACATACCCTCTTGCCGCACCATAAACATCTTTTAATCCCTGCGGTTCATCACGCGTGTTCGTCACACCTAAACCCGCTGGATTATTGGGGCTCGATAATCTAGAGGAACGGTTTACCCTTATACGTCCCAAAGGAACTCCGGCTGCTGCTTCTCTTTCGACCGCATCCCCAAGCGCAGCAAAATTGGGAACATAACCTCTAGCTCCACGCCTCTTTCTCGATGCAGCAAATTTGTTAAAGGAAGCGCTATCTTTAGCGATAATTTTTTCCGCCATACTGCGGGAATTCCCGACGCTATCCGAAATTTTAAAATCTGCCCCCGTAATAGCGGGGCTCATTTTGCCTGTTCCGCCGGTGGAAAAAAGTTTATTTAATTTTGATCGAGAGGCAATCGTACCAATAGGAACATCTAAACTTTTTCCTTTTTCAGGCTGAGCGGCCTTTAACCCTAACGCTTGACTTATACCCACCTCAAAAGCTGCGCCCGCTGCAGCCGCGACAGCCCCAGCCCCTCCTTGAGCAGTGTTGAGAGCGGCTTTCATTTGCGTTTCATCCAAACTTTTGGCAGGTGGATTTATCGAAGCTGTAAATAATCGGGTGGCGGCAATAATACCGTTTTCTATGTGCTCCTCAATTGGCTCAATATTAGTTCCGTCTTTAGAAGACCTTTTGGGGTTATAAGTATATTTTGGATATTTAATACCAAAAGACATCCCCGGTATAATACTATTTTTTGCACCAAAATTGCTTTGCCCAAAGTTACCCGCCCCTATGCCGGAAGGAGGAGTTAACATAGCTATATTGCTCGTAGTGAAAACGTTTTTTAAAGCGTCACCTGCCGCACCTTTTCGCGCCCCAAATTTTGCAATTTGTACTTGCGGCGTTTGATTGAAATAATCACTAGTTTTCTTTCGTTGCAACAACGGGCTTAGAAGGCCGGTATAACGACTAACCATACCCGCACCCCCCGCTTTAATTTCTTTGTTCGACATTGAGCTAAAATCATCTAAAGTTAATTTATTAACGTCAACAAAATTAGGAACATATCCCGCCGCCCCTCTAATGGGTTTCGCTCCGGCTGGCATTCCGTACTGTGAAACCATATTAGGATTAAAAATTGCGGAACCGCCGTTGCTATAGTTGGGAACTATATATTCTCCGCTGTTAGCAACCATCGTTCCACGCACTCCACCTCCGAAAGCAAAATTAGGTATAGATACAGGTTTAGATCCGGGTGACACACCGCCAACTCCACGACGAATATCTTGAACTTCCCCGGCCACCCCCGGTATGAAACCTCCTGCACCACGGCCAAACGCTCCTTTCCCTTTCATAGCGCCTGCGGCAGCAACATATCCCCCTTTAGTCTGCGCCATCATGCGAACTATATTTTGCAGTGAGGTTTCCTGTTTGTCGAGTTCTGTTGCAGTTTTCTTTGCGTGACCCAACAATAATTGAGCTTGTAGGGCGGCGTTCCCTTCGGCAGCCGCAACAGCCTTGGCTAAATCCACCTCTTTACTCAAAGCCGCTGCGACAAACTGCCCAAAGGTAGCGCGTTTTTGAGTCTCGGTTGTCATGCCAATCAAAGAAGGAAGAGCTTTAGCCATATAACTCACCATGTTGAAAAACACCTTTAAAATAACTCCGCCAATAGCAATAAGCCCGGGTCCACCAATTACATTTTTAATTCCCTTGAGGATACCGTTAGCAACCTCACTCCCCACCCCTTCACTATCAAGGAGCTGATTAAGACCCTCCATGGCACTCTTCAAAGGCTCCATGATAGATCTCGCTATAGGCTCAAATGTTGCTTTGCCTATGTTTTCTTGTAAACGTTTGAATTCGATACCTGTTTGGGTAACAAGTGCAGATAAAGATTGGTTTAATTTGGCTGTTGCTTGGTCTGCTTCGTTGGTAGCGCCGGTAGAAACCTTTAAAGCTTGACCATAGATTGATTGGTTTTTGCCTAAATCTCTTAAAACAGCCGACAAAATATTGGCTTGGAAAACACCCGCCACCTGTTCCCGTAAGTATCCCTGACTGGCATCTGCCAACCCTTTATATTTTTGAGCAAAATTATCTAAAATTCTCATTGCGGGCAACGTATTCCCTTCAATATCCCGTACAGCCACATTATAGGACTCCAAGGCTGTAAGGGTACTTTGACGTTGCAAACGCGTAAAGATCGTTTTCATCGCGTTACCAATGACAGCGCCCCCTCGACCAGTGCTTTGCTGCACTGCGGTTACCATGGCGTTTAGTTCGTCGAAACCTACCTTTGCGTCTTTTGCAGAAGAACCTACACGACCAATGGCTTCCACCAAATCTTTTGCTCCCACGGCAAACTTGGTTTCCACTGCTACAAATTTGTTCAACGAAGTAGAGGTAGTAACCATTGCGCTGTCAAAAGCGTTTACTGTTGCCGTTAAAGAGCTCACCGCTTTGTCGGCATTAATTCCCGTCAATCGCACCAACGTCAACGCGTCGGCGGTTCTTTTTAAGGTTTCTTCTGTTTGTAAACCTTGACGAGCAAACTCTAATGCAGCCTTGGTTGTGTCTTGGAAACTGGTAGCGTTCTTTTTTGAAATATCGAAAAGCTGATTACCAAACTTTTCAAACCTTTTCGTGCTTAAATCTAAAATACGATTTATTTCACTAAAGGATTTTTGAACTTCAACTGTAGTTTTAGCCAACTCTCTAAAAGCTTTAGAAATCCCCCCTATAACTGCAGTGGATGCACCAAAAGCAATAACACGAGCGTTAGAAGCAGCCAACGCATCATCAAACATATTGATGTCACCGGTGATCCGACCTAAAGGCTGCCGAAACCCCTTTTCATCAATCTTAAGCTTTAGGGTGCTGCCTGCCGCACGTTTCCGGTTCCACGCTTGGACTCCTTTGTCGATAGACCTCTCAAGGGTCTTACTGTCAATGATGGCATCTAATTTAAAAGACATAGCTTTAAATTAAATTATACACTTTTTTTTACCCTTTTAGTGCGCCCATAAGATCTTTCATATCTATTTTTCCGCCCTTTTCCTTTAATTTTGCGGTAAGCGTGTTTTGAGAACCCTCGTTAATCCCCAAATACTCGTAGTCTTCTTTCCTCGCTCCAACAATGGTAGATGCCCCATCTTTGTCGAAAGGCTTAAGGGTGTCCTTTGCTTTTTCTTGAGCATTCACGTAATCTAAAATCTTTTCGGGGTCCTTTTTGATGTCATCAGGAATTTTAGGATAATTCTCAAAAATGTTTTTGAACATTCTGCTATAAATCACTAATTTCACCTGATTGACGGAAAGTTCAAACAAAGGTTTGGAAAACATATTATTTACATTTTCGCAAAACGGGATATAAGGCTGATAAAAATCCTGCAATGTTACTTTTTGAATATTGGTGTCATCAAAAACATTATAACTGTCATTGTAAAGTTTAACAACATCAAACATTTCCTTTCTTGTCATTTGGTCAATGCTATGTTGATCATAAAAAAAATCAGTTAGCTTTTCGTCCTTGTACAAGGAGCGCAAAATATAATGGTCTGAAAGCCGACCGTCTGCATACTTTTCGCAGGTTTGCCCTACGAGCTCATCTTTAGTGCTATACAGTTTAGCAATTTTTAGTTTGGCCGCCTGAATTTCTTCATTGGAACGCTCTATTTCCCTTTTTAGATAAAATTGTTTTTTGGTGATTTCTGCGGCCTTGAGGTATTCTTCCTGTTCTTTGATTTTAGCCTCATCCTCAGAACCCCACATCTCCTCCTCTTTTAAGCGGACTAAAGCGTCAGCTTGGGTAGGAAGCCCCCTTTTTTTTGCCTTCTCGTAAAACTTGGTGCGAACCTCTTCTATGTCGACTTGATCAAAAACAGATAAATGCTTAAGGTAGGCAAATGTATTGTTGTGCCTAATCCGAGACCACCCAAAAACTAAATCCTTAAAGATGCGGCGAAAATTAACATTAGCTTGTTCCGTCGATATCATTTATAATTTTATCGAACTCTTCTTTGGTTGGCTCGTTGCTAAAATATTAATAACTAATTATAGAAGCTAATTTTCCTGCAACAACCCCAAATAAAGAATCTTCACTTTCTTCTCTAAGGTAATAGTGATCCACCTTTTCATCAAAACTTTTTCCCGGAAAATAAGGGGTTTCCTTTTCGACTCCTCCTTCCGTGGATTCAAAATAAGTTAAATGGGTAATGTACCATAAAATAATACGGTTTTGAGCCTTGGTGTCAGCGGTATGATTAAACAAGCTTTGATAGGCGGACTCTAAATTAACAATATCTCGACGAGCCAACGCCGCTTTACCGCTCAACTCATCAATTTCTTTTTTTATTTGAGCTGGAAGTTTTTTGACGTCCCTGTTGGCTAAGGTTTTTTTGGTATACTCCCCCTCAATACTCGCTAATTCCCCGTACAGCTCTACTAGCTTATTAGCGTCACTTTCAGCCAAAAGCCCCCCCGTATCGGAATATTTTTTGGCCAACATGGCTTTGGTTAAAACCCCTTTTTTGATACAGCGGCTCATTTCAATGGAATACTCCATATCAGCCTCCTCCAACTCACGTCGGCTGGGCTCTTTGATCACGAATTTAAAAGGGATTTTCTTTTGGATTTTCTGGGAAACCTCCACTTCTTTTTCGTCCCCATCCTTGTTTTTGCGCTTTTCTTTAGTTTTTTCCTCGACTTCTTTAGTGTCTTCTATGGAAAAAGAGTATAGTTGTTTAAACATAAATATATAAAAATAATATTCTAGATATACTTTTTTTCTAACTCTTTTTAAAAAGTGTATAATATAAGCATGGCTAGTCTAATCAGCACAACAGAAAAAAGCACATTAAACGGCGTAATGGACGATCAGCACGATACATTCGCGCGCCCCGTAACTGTTATAAAAGACCCTGTCAAAACCGTTCCCACGCCGAGCTCCTCATTTAACTCTATTTATGGAAACGCTGGAGCCACAACCCCTATTGTTTATACGCCTCAAGAATCCACTGTTCAGGCTCGAATTCAATATGGGGCAAGTTTTTCGGAAGACTATTTTACGGCGGCAGCCTCACCCAACCAAATTAAAGTATATATTCCGGAGGGTTTAGTGAGGATGAAAATAAAAGCTTCAGATTATTCCTCTGTTTCAGAGGCGAAAAGAATTAAATTTGATGATCAAGAGTTCTCTATTTACAGTGATTTCAGGGGACACGGACTATTTGACACCCAGTTTTACACCGTGATGTTAAAGAAATTATCGTAATGGCAACCTTATCAGCGAAAAACACAAAAAAAATTCAACGGCAAGTTGTGCGTGGAAACGCCTTTAAAAAGGAAGTGCGACGCATTATTGAAAAAGAGTTCTCTCAACTTCATAAGGAGTTTTTGGCCACTTTCGACAATCACCCCGTTACTTTAGAAATTAAAGGTGGTCCCAGCTCCTCTAATATCAGCAGAACGTTGAGCGGTACAGGAAATTTGTTTACCTATATTGGTTTTAATGAGGGGAGCGACCCTATTACACCACTAAGGGAGCTCCTTCAAACCTACGAAATAAAATACCACCCCAAGCAAGAATCTCTTCGTGTCAATATTGACGTGCCCAGCAAAGAAAAGGTTTTTGCTTCCACTCCATTGCCGTGGGCCACGGGCAGAAGTTGGACAAGAGGAATTGAACGCGGCATATCTGGCCTCGGGCAATATTTAGTAAAAAGCGCTAAAATTAGAAAATCTAAGTCTGGCCATGCCATCCAAGTTAAAGGAAGAGTGAGGGCGGGAAAGTTTTCTAATATTCAATATATGTCTGCTTTGCTCAATGATTATTATAAAAAGATAAAAAAACTAGAAAATAAAATATTTTAATGAAAACAGTATATCAGCACGAACTTCTAAACAGCTTCTACCTTTGGTTCGATAATTTTCTTTTAAAAAAGGGGCAAGCACATAAAAATTACAGCACTGACTTTTATCATTATGCCGACGAAAGAGTCCAAAATAAAGTCGTATTCGGGTCCCCTTATAAACAATGGGCGTATGACAAAAACATATCAGGTGCAACAATAAATCCAGTTATTAGCGGCGATTCAGGGCTTATCTCCGAAGGAACGAGCGGTCTTACCTTTGATTTTGACAATGGTAGGATACTTTTTGATTCCACCTTTGATACAGGTAATAATATTAGCGGTAGTTTTACCGTTAAAGACTTTAACGTTTACATAGGAAACCAAACGGAAGAAGCTCTAATTACCGCCGGTAAATATAAAACAAATAGCCGTTACGGTCGAACTTTAACATATGTTTCTCCTTATGACCAAGCTACTCCCGCAGCATTTCTTTCCTTGGGCGCTACTACCAATGAGCCCCTTGCTTTTGGCGGCTTAGATAATACCGTAACAGATGTTACAGCCGTGATCTTTGCGGAAAATATTTACCAGTTGGACGGTGCTTTGTCTGTTATGGCCGACGCCGCTGAAGTTGTTTTTGGTAATATTCCTTTCACAGGATCCCCTCTTACCGAATACGGGGATGTAAAATCAGAATATTCAACGGGTTACGATTATATTAATGTAGCTTCCGAAGGGAGCGGCGACCAATATATCATTAATTCTGTTAATGTTTCTAAAATTTCTGATAGTTCCACCCAAGTTATACCTGTCGATCTTTTCGTTGGATTTATTGACTTTGAAATCTACAAATATCGCCTCCCTAGAAGTTAAAAGTTCTCAAAGTCATAAAAAAGTTGTAAATTGTTTTAAATTTAATATACTATTATGGCTAGAAACAGAGTAATTTATCAAAGTCAGGCGCTATTCATAGCGCCCTCATCCACGGGTTACCATATGCAGACGGGAAACAACTCAGCAAGTCGTTCCATTGACACATATGATAACATAAACTGGACAGGAGTCACAGGGATAACCTTCCCTGATAACGCTTTTATAGGGACCGCAGCTCATGGGTTAATCCTTAATCGCACTCTGATTGAACCACTGCATCGTGTACAATCAGCAAATTTTAACTTCACCATTAACCGCCAAGATGTCAATGAATTTGGTAGACTTGCGCGTTTGGATTCTATAGTTATGGAATCTCCAACGGTGGGTTTAGATTTCAATTATTATCTTTGTGACGGTGGTAACGAGCGGAAAATGGGATTTAACCTTCCCACTAATATTTCAGGCTCTGCTGCAGCCCAGCCTTCGGGACGCGCTAATTCAACAGCTTATGCGTGGACCGGTGACGGCTGTATATCCGGCTTTTCGGCTCTTTCGGGATTAATTGAAGATACCCAAGGAAACAACTATTTCATCGTTACGACCAAGGAAGGAACTGACGTTCAAGGAGATACTGTGACCACCACAGCATCTAGTTTCGATGTTATTTCTATTGGTAATGGTTTTATTAGCGATTATACAATTGACGCTTCTGTCGGGGCTATTCCAACGGCTAGCGTTACTGTTGAAGCTTTTAACATTCGTGTGGATGACAAAATCTCTGGAGCTTTAGACAATGGGGTAGCTGGAGGTAACAATGTAACTGGCAACCAAATTCCGGGTGTTAATGACACTGACGGCCAACAGGTGGCCAACAACTACAACTTCCGAGGTGGAACGATATCCACCACAGGAGATTATGTTGACGGTAATACTGTGGCGGATAACACCATCATAGCCCTTCGACCGGGAGACTTATTATTGGAATTCTTAGATCCAGATGGAGACGGAACTTTCTCTTATGACGGTTTCACTGTTTTGAGTGGAGACGGGAAAGCACATATCCAAAGCTTTGGTGTTTCTGTTCCCATGAGCCGTACGGTTCTGGGGAGACTCGGTAATACGTTCGGATACGCCCGTATCATTGATTTGCCAATGGACATTAGCGTAACGGTTTCTGCTATTATTTCTGAATTAAAAACAAACAATCTGTTTGAGAAGCTTTCGTCTACCACTAAAACCAACTTCCGCTTAACAATGCGCCGCTCAGCTGCCACGGGCTCACCGGGCGCTGACGCTTTAATCATTGATGTTAAAGGGGCTCGCCTTGAAGGAGAAAGTTACAGCAGCTCAATTGGAGATAACGAAACTGTGGACATCACCTTCTCAACTCAAATAGGTGGATCTAGTGACACAGCTAACGGCATATTTATGCAAGGTTCTTATCCACGATGGACAACGATGCCGTATTGGCCTTTAGGAACTCAAAAGAGCTTGGCTAGTTCCTATATTGGAGCGCCGCCAATCCCATCTTGATAAAAGCTCTAGTAATAATTCAAAACCCCGCTCTATTGAGCGGGGTTTTTTTTTACTTAAAACTTTAAAGCCTCTTAACTACGACCGCGATAATCGTAAGCGGAATAGATATCGCCGCTAGCGTCGATAGAAGCGTCTGTGCCGGCTACTTGAACCGGGGCCGCCTCATAGATATTATATTTAGCTACAAGTAGCTCTAGGCGCTCCTGAGAGTCCTTAGCGAACCCTCTGTAAGTCTTCGCCACCTCATTTTTGTTAGTACGGGTAATTGTAGAGTCTCCTTCTCGCAATGTAATAAAATCAATAGAGCTTCCAATACCCTTGAGAATAGTCCGAGCTTTTTTTGTATAGTAGTTGGTTAAGTATAATTGCTTGTAGATATCCCCCTCCTCAAACCTAAAACTTCCGGAGGGCTGGACTGTCGTGTCTGAGGTAGCGCCACCTGAACCAGAATAAGACGTATAGAGCGTAGTATTTAAAAGCCCTATGTTATTGGCTAGCCACCCTGAAATAGAAGTCAACGTGGCAAACCCTGTATCTGAATCAAACTCGTCGTTATAAATACCTGTGGCAAGAGTGCTCACTAAATACGGGGTTTTAGATCTATCTGGCATACACTATATTTACACTAAAAACTAGAAACCTTCGCTCATTAATTTTTTAGCTCTTTCATGGTTCGGATGACTCGGATCATGAATAGGCAAAGGGTCCTCCATGCTGATAGTACGAGAACCCCTAGTTGTACGCTTAAACTCTTCGCGAAGTTTTTGCTTTAATCTCCCTAGCATACCATCAGGAAAGACTCCTACTTTCATAGCTAGGCTCTGCAAATCATTCAAATTGGACTCTTTCAGCCGACCTTCAAAAATATTAGGGTCATTCGTTCCAAATGGATTAACCGTTTTAATCCCAAGTACCTCCTCAAGCTTTTTAACCTTCTCTATAGCATTGTCATCTAGCTTCCCTGTAGCAAAATTTTGAAGGTCTTCTAAATTGGTCTTTTTGGTGATACTCTTGGCTACAGACTTTTTCACCGTTTTTTTCTTAGTTTTCTTTTTCGCTGCCATGGTAATATATTACAACTAAAAAAGCATTTTTCCAAAAAAAAAACTCCGCCCCCCTAAAGGGGCGGAGTCAATCAGAATCAAGCTGATTACATGATTAAGCCCACTAAGGCTCTATTGTCCAAGACCATACGTCCCTCTTCCAATGCGCCGTAATAACCGATTCTCTGCTGTCTATTAGAGAACTGATCATCAGCGACCAAGTTGAATTGAGATCCAGTTTCGGAATCCACAGCAATAGCGCGAATCATCGCGTCACGACTGCGGTCAAGACCAACAATGATTTCCTCACTAGCGCCATTGAAGGCACTAGAAGCTGTGACGGAACCATGATTAAGATAATCGGTAGTACCTGCCACAGTATCGAAGACGTCATTGAAACGCTTGCCAACACCTAACTCAAGGACCTCCATGATAGCTACACCGAAGAACTCCGTTAAGCCGCTCTGGCCAAACACTGAATTTCTCACGGCATCAGTCGCAGCAATACCAGCTCCGTCGCCTGCTACCGCAGCAGCACCGGCCGGACCCAAAGTACTCACTGGCTGATAAGCCATAGAACGAATCTGCTCAACTACTTCAGGTGAAACCAGAAGGTCAGTCAATGCCTTGCGGGCACCGGCAGGTGTACCGCCGGACCATGAAGAATTAACCCTCTTCATCTTGGTAAACAATTTATTTAAATCGTCAATCAAGAAACGGTTAGCCTGAGCAGTTCTGAACACGTTACGGTTTTTAGCAGTTAATGCCGCATTACCGTTGGTCGCATTCGCGAGAGCTGTCATCAAGAGGTTGGAAGATGTTCTTTCCTGTTTAAGGAGAACTTCCTGTGCCACACGAGTAAAAGTTTTACCAATCACGTCAAGTCTAGAGCGGGAAGCGTACTTTCTGTCGAAAGACACCGCGCTATCCAAGCTATAAGTAGCGAACTTTAATTCGGAGGCCGTGGGTTGAATGTAGTTGGTGGGAAGACCGCCCGCCACAGACTGGCTGTAAACGCGGATGTAATCCTCATCAAAAACATCGTAATACAAGTCCAACGGAATCGAAGGATTGTCGTCAGCATTATATTCTATCGGGGTGAACAGATTGCTGATAGTTGGAGCATTATTGATAACTTCGGCTAACACCGGACCAATAAACTCAGCTAACGCAATTTGAGCGGCGTAAGCGGTCTCTCTGTTACGAGATCCCATTGCTTTCACCAGTTCCACTTGCTCGTCGGTTCTTTTTAATGTAATTTTCATTATATTATTAATTCCTTTCTGAGTTAATGTTATGCAACGTCCCAAGAAGCGGAACAATCCAACTGTACCAACGCATACTGCGCAGTACCCGTGCCAGCGAAAATGTCTGATTGACCGTTCTGAGAGGTTCTGTTGCCAGTTCCAAGAATCTGACCAACAATAGTTCCCGCTAGGTCAGCTAAAGATTCGCGAGCGAATCCAGTTAACTTACCATCAGTACCCGCAGAAATACCTGCGATATTCCCGGGGACAAAATTAGCATCCTTCTCGTAAGCATTTTCATCAAAAGTGAAAAGACCTCTCGTAGCGACCGGGCAAGCCTGACCGCTAAGAACTGCCTGTAGTTCATCTTTTTTAACTGGGTTATAGAGAAGTTTTTCTCCGTTCTCGTCATGCTTAAGTGTTTGATTAAGAGTGACGCCTAATACTCCGTTACCGGTAGAAGCAGCCACGAATCGTAAAGGAACTGTTGGGTACTTGTCAGCGCCCAAGAACGGATAATCTGTTTTACCCAAGTAATCACTTCCGATAAGATCGAAAGTATCTTGGTTCATATTACCGCTCAATACCTTTACCATCACGCCTGCGCTACCGTTACCGTTGGTTGTCGGATTGTCATCAACAACCTGATTTGCATACAGGTTGATGACATCCGTTTCGTTATATTGCCTAAAAGGGTATAATCTAAGTGCCATAGTAGTTTATTTGTTTAGTATGTTATTGAAATGTTTTCAGTGTTAAAAGCCTTCCTGAACTGATCGCTCAAAGAGTCTTCTGCGGAAGAAGCTTCGTTATTATTAGCAATGCTAGAGTGTGGTACTTCAACATTGTCAACGAAATCTTCAACGCATTCATCGGTTGCAACAGCGGGCTCTGTAACGGCAGCACGCACCTCTTGCGAAGTGGTAGTCAAGCGTTTTTCAAGCTCTTCCTGAACCTTTGCCTCAAATTGCTTCTCCTGCTCCACTTTAAAAGCTTTGCTTTTATGTAGAAGCAACGATGACAATTTAGATTGGTAGTCTTCAAAAGCGGCATCCGAAGCCTCAAGAGTCTTCACTTCATTCGCCAAGACAGTCCTGTCTTGATCCGAAAGATCGTAAAGCTCATCGATAGCTTCCATCCGAACATTGAATAACTGTTCTGCCGCAGCAGTGCTGATGGAAGATTCTAACGAATTAATTTTATCGCTAGCTTCCTCCAACTTCTTCTGAAGTTCTTCGATCGAAGATTTAGCTTCGGTTGCATCCTTCTCAGCCTGAGCCTTTTCAGCCTCAGCCGCTCCTCTTTCAGCATTCCAAGCCTCGTCTTTCTCACGAATCTTGTCGATAACATGAGATGCAACACTGGCCACAGCTTCCTGAGTGAATTCAGCGTTGTCCGCTAACTTCGAATCGAGAATCTTCTCGAACTCGGTTTTGAACTCTGTAATATCCATAGTATTAGTATTTTTTACATTATTTATTTCACTTTGTGAAATTTTTAAAATATTATTTTTAAAATTATTTTCTTCTTTTTGTGCGTCTCGGTGATCATTCACCTCTAAATCTATATTCTTTTGAACAATTAAACCGCTTACATCTGCAGCAGGATTGGTGGTAAAACCAATCCCCAAAGGAAAAACGTCTCCCACCACGAGCCTGTAGATAGGAGTGCCATCATTTAATTTTCCCTCCCCTTCAAAAGCTTTCAAATGATGCTTCATTTCATTAATGTGCTTAGGGTCGGTGATAATATCCGCATCTTTCAGGTCTTTCGATCCAACCGCTAAAACAAAATCATTAAAACCTAACTCCCAGCTAGCGGAAATTTTATTAAAAAAATCACTGTCTGCGTCACTAGACTGAAGTAAAACATCTGCAAAATCCTTGTTTACAGTTTTATAGATAACCGCCGCCAAAGAAATATAGTAAGGGTCTTTGTTCTTTAAAGCAGCAGAATTACCTATTATTTTATTATTGTTTGTGTCGGTAAACCCTGCATTAACAATGTGCCCTACCACTTTTTGCTTCTTGTGTTCTATGTTTGTGGGCTTGTTGACAAAATATTCTATGAGGTCAACGGCTGTTTCTGAGTTGATCCCATCTCCATTTTTATTAAATTTATTAACAACAGCAGCATTAAATGCAGCCCCCACCAAGTCAATATTTCTTTCCAAGTCTATTGATTTGGGTATAAGGGGGCGAAGGTTCTCTAAAGAGGCTAAACTGATATTAAGGTCATTTTCCAAATCGGTTGTCGCGTAAATATCAAAGCTATACTTTGTTTTATATTTGAAGTTATCCGCCATATGCACAAATAAATTACACTTAATTATTTAGCGAGAGAATTTTTTCTGCTTGTTTCACTTGGGATGCCGGAGTATTTTATGCACTAAACGCTTGCGTGGTACAAAATCGCCGCAGCATAATCATCCAATTCATGCTCCGCACTGATGTCTAAAACTTGCGACATGGGAGATAATCCTATTAGTTTTTGGGGGTCGCCTATACATTCTTTCCCGGTTTTTAACCAATCCTTCCTCTCTTTAGCTACAACCACTGATTCGCAGACCCTTTCTAACATTTCCTTTTGGTTTTTATTTAACCTCTTTTTCTTAAACACTTTTTTGGCTTCACTTGTAAGAGATACGAAAAGATCATTGGTAATGTCTGCGGCCCGCTTAATTGCAGATACCGAATATCTGTTTTTGGCTAATGTTTTGGATCCTACCGGACGACCCGGATTAGAAGCGCTTCTGTTTCCCTTCTTCGCTTCCTTCTCTTTTTCTAACATTTTCATGCTGGTTGGGTGCTTGATTTCTTCCATTTCCACCTCTTCTTCCAAGTCTAGAGGCATCGGGCTACCCCCCACAAGAGGGTTGTAATACCCTTTCTGGCGGTCTTCCAAGAATTTTTCTTGCGCTTCGTCAAGCTCTTTGGCGCTAGGGAATACTCCCGTTTCAATAACCTTAATTCCTTCACTGGGGGGCAAGACACCTAACTCCATCATGCGGGTAATAACCCTTTGCACTTGAGTTTGATCTTGTAAATCGATTGTCTCAAACTTGGCAGTTGGAGCATTTTTAAAACCGTAATTTTTGCACAGCTGTTTTATCTCAGGTTGCAAAAAGGTATTTAAAAAGGAATCACGAGACTCCTTAAGTCTCTGTAAAAACATTTGAGCCTTAACTTCTGTGCTTGCAAATTTTTCTTGATTAAGAATAATGTTCTGTAACCCCTCTTTAATGTCCTGATTTACTACCTCATATTTTTGGGGACCAATAACCTTATTGATGTCTGGAATAATGAATTCCGCTTTAGTTGTATAATCGCTCACAAGGATGCGCCCCACGCTTTGGTTTTGGAACAAGGACTGCATAGCTCGAATATTTCGAGGATTAACGCCCCCTTTATCGGGTGTGGTGCCCATCGTAATCATCAGAACCACATTTTCAATCGTCCTGCAAATAGACTGGTCGATCTTTTTCATTTCCATCTTAAACTCAATATCGTCTAAAACGGGAAAACCAAAAGGAATGGCAAATGGTTCGTAATCCTGCTTTTTGTAAAAAGCGTATCTCAATTTTTTCGGGTCAAGGTCTACCCTCAATCCACTCATTGACCAAGAATCATTCTTAATTTTCCTTTGGATCTCAGGGTCCAAAGCTTCATATAACTCTGCGTCTTCGTCTGTCTTAGGGTTCTTGAGTCTTTCTGCTTCGTACTCGCTTAACACTTTTGCATACAAGCCCATATCGAAAGAGGTAGCGCGTTTTGCCACTATATCAAAAGGATTTAAAAGTATATAACGAACGGGCAACTTGTTAGTTTTTAGGCTTAACCCTAGGTTTCTTACTTTGGAAAAATCTTCAACATTTATTTTACCCTCGATGGTATATAAAAACACATTTCCACTTCTATAAAACTCTCTAAAAAACTGATCCTTTAAATTCCAAATTTTAATTTTCTTCAACCACGCATTAATAAAGGCCCTAGACTTGGCATTCCCCCCTTCAAGGTACATGGTCGAATTAGCAAAATCAGCCATCATGTCGATAGCGTTCCTAAAGACTGCTATATTGCAATAAGCTTTTTGGGCAAGCTCTATAGCGTCTCGAACATTAACTCCATCTAAGGCGTATTCATAAGGCAGCATTCCTGCTCGAATGTTGGCGTACTTAAACAGCTTGGGGGCAATAGCAATGTTGTTGCGACGGGTACCTGTGCTCGCACTAGGCCCTCCGGCATGAGTATACGCCTTAGACTCGTAGTTATAAAAAGACTCCCCTATCAGCTCTGGTTTGTAATTAGGCATCGTACCCCCTTGGGTATACGAGAACTCTTCAGCTGCCCGCTCTTGTTGAGCTTTGAACTTGCTCCAATAATCTGATCTTTTGGTATATCTTCTTTTTTCGGCCATGTCAAAAATAAATTACACTTAAAGTTAATAAAGTGACTTTGAAAGTTACTTCCTCTACATTATAAACTCTGGGGTAAAGGTTTCTATAACATCTTCCACCTTGCACTCTTGAGCGTCCAAATAGACTTTGGCCATCCAATTGGCCAGAATAAGAGCCGAATAAGAATCTTTGCGTGCTTTATCTGGACTTGTTTGCCTGCGCAAATTAGAAGGCAAATCAAAGGTTTGGGTTCCTTGCGGAGTAGTGGTGATCTGCACCAGAGCACATTCATTTTTGGTTAATTCTAACATATCCGACTGATGTTCAATAAAATCAATCATTTTAGCTCCTCTGGACTGCTTCATCTCCTCCGAAGCTCTTAAAAATTTAATATCCTGAATTTGAATATTTTTATTTTTTTGTGTGGCGTAAGAGTCGTCTATAGCTCTGCTGGCAAAATAAACACGGCGATGATCAAAATTAGCTTGCAATAGTTCGTTGGCCTGTCTAATCCAATGACTAGTAGGCTTTCTCAAAATTACATATTTATGATCTTTTCTGTTGTATTGGTTTTTGTATGATCTTAAATCGCTTTGATAATCTTCTGGCTTATCAAGGTTAGCTTCAATGGTTTTAAGATTTATTTCTTTTTTCTTGAAACTGGCACTTTCATTACAAGCTTGTAAAAATTGAACTCCCCCGTTATAGTCCCCGCAAACAGCTACTATGTTAAAATTTTCCAAACAAAACAAAAAATAATTTATATGGTGCTTCAGGGAAGTTCCCGATAATGCATAACTATGGACTAGGGTGATCTTGTGCTCCTCGGGATGCAGCTTCATAATTTGAATTGCAAAATCATCAGAACTTTCGGTCTGAGACCACGAGGGGTCAAAGGCCAATATATATTCTGCGCTAGGGTCTCCTTGGACCTCTACGGAAGGCAGCTCGCCGTCCGTAACTGTACACAAGGCCATTTTACTCGTCTTGAAATAACCAGAACTGTCATCTGTAAAAATAGCGCCAAACTCTCGCTCAAACTGAGACTGACTCATTGTTGCCTTAGCTTGATTGATTAAATTTTGATCGTACAGCTGCTGAGGCGCACAGTCGTAGCTGTACTGCATTATGCACCGAGAGGCTTTGTCCTTTTTCTTATCGCCGGCAATCAAGTGTTCAAATTGGGTATACATTTTGTAAAGATATTCGAATTTATATGAAGCCGAAGATAAAGCAATAAGTTTATTGTTGGGCCACACGTGTCTGTCCTCCTCCTTCATTTTGTTCTCTTTCAGGAGACGGTTTTCAAGCTTAAAAAGGTCGTCTCGTTGAACTGGATTCTCTACCACGGACAAGAAAGGCACAATAACTTCATTGTAAATCCTCTCTGGCATCAACGCAAACTCGTCAATAATAATTCTATGAAAACGAAACCCACGCAACTTTTCACCATCCCCCAATGGCAACGCTCGAATACGACTACGTCCAATTTCCATAAGCCACTCGTCATTACTTTTTGTTGTTTTAGTGATGCACTGACGGAAAAATTCGGCCTCCGGCTTAGCGGCAACATCTTCTATTTTTTTGAAAATCATTTTGGCTTGCCTAAACGATTTCGACAATATCCCAATCTCCACCCCTTGATTTAAAACCGCGTCTAAGGCTGCAAAAATACCCGTTGTAAAAGACTTCGACATTCCCCGAGCCCACACTCCGAGAAAATAATCGGTTTCGAACATCGACTTGATGGCTAAATGTTGAAAAGGGAAGAGCTTTACGCCTAATATTAAATCGACTGCAAAGGTAGTGTTGTTTCTTAAAAACTCATAAAGAGCAAGCTTAGCTTCCTTCTCGTCTATAAATCCATTGAGTTTTAGCAACTCTTCGTTACTTCTCAATGTAGACGTACGCCTGTGTTGATGACCTTCTATCCAGCTCATTTGGTATCTAAAAAATATTGTAAATCAGTTTGCCATACCTTTTTTCCATGCAATAAAAGTAATGGAATCAAGATGGAGGCATTTTCCCTGCTGTCTGCGAAAACAAATTGGCACCTTCGGGGGTATTCATGGGAGATATCCTTGATTTGCCTTAACGTATAATCCATATTAGAGCGCCTGTTAAAAATTTTATTTTCCTTTGTTATTTTTTGAACGCTAGACTCTATAACTACAAAAAGATAACAGTCCATTTCTTGGGCCCTCTCGATTTCCCTCTTGAACCTCTCTATATTATTTTTTCCTAAAGTGCCCTGCAAATCATTTCCTGATTTACGATCTACAAAAGTATAGCTATAATGATCTCCCATGGCTGTATAATCCCCTATATCCAATTTAAGGCTTATGGTTTTGCAGTCAAACGCTAGAGGTTTTTGTTCTCGAGTGTCTACCGCAACAGTAAAATCCGAGGGAACTTCTTTTGTAAAAAAATCTTTTGGAAGGTTCTTGTCGTACAAAGGTTCGCACCCTACAGATTCACAAGCTGCATTATAGCTCCCAAAAAGTTTACGGTAAAGAGACAGGGATGGCATGAATGAATTAGTGGTTTCCAAATGGAAAGGGCCATATTTTCTTTTCTTTTTAAAGCCCCGTTTTTCTAATATGGAAAGAGCGTATTCCTTCACTTCTTCCTCGGAGTTCTGGTCGCACCACTTGAACATCTGGCTTTTTGTCGAAAAATCTCTTTCGAAATATTCGTCAAACCTTTTGAACGGAAGTGGGTCTCCCGTAAGCTTATTTTTCCGAGGGTGATATTGTGTATAGTAAGAAGCTAAATTTAAACCGTGTTGCTTGAGGTGTTTGTGCAAAGAGGCTCGGCTAGTAAATTCTTTTTTACATTCAGCGCAAGGGAAAATTATGTTACATATTCTTTCCATTATATAGCGTCTTCTTTAGAAACTCCAAGTACACGAGCTTTCCAGTCAGACATTTTTTCTACTTCGTCAGCCTCTTTTCTAACCGCTTGCTTTTGCATGTCGGCCATTTTTATCATCAACTTTCTCTCTTCTTCGTCTTGAAAAAGCTGAACCAAAGAAATTACGGAAGCGTTCCTTTGTTGCTGATTAGCCACCCTCTTCGCCCTCTCGCCGTTTAATTTAGCAAGCATTTTATCTATGCGGTTAATGCACTGGTTATATTCTTCCGCCTTAGTTTTAAGCATCTCTGTTAGGCGCATTGTTAAATCGTTTTGCCCCTCAGTATCATCAAACATCAAATTAAGTTTTTGTTTTTGTTGTTCAATCTCTTTAATGTTTACATAATCCATGCAAACGTTAACATATAAATTTAATTCGTCTGAAGTTAAATCTGGTTTATCCCACGTGCTTCGAATATACTCTGATTCAAACAACTCCCTACTTTGGCGCGTAACATAAGAGCCTATAACTTGCACAAATCTTGGAGCGTTTAAATAAGTTATCAGTTTCTCTATGCACTTCCTGTCTCGCAAGTTCATTTTTTCCGATTCAAATTCTGTTGACGCGACCTTGTTTAATCTCTTGATCGCTGTAGAAAGAATGCGGGGAGGCGTGTATTTTTCTCCGGCTGCATCGTCTCGCATGTTAATGGCCGCCGGAAACTCTTTGGTAATATACTCGCACAAAGCTATGAACTTGTCAGTCTCAGGAAAGCCTTTGCTTTTAGAGTCTTTAGGCCAGAGCAATTGACCGACCTCTAATTTCGTCACCTCCGGGCAATAATGCTGTTTAACAAAAGATTTCTCCTCGTCCGTTAAAAAATGTTTTACCACTCTTTTTTTGACTTTAATTTTATAGCTTAAACCCTCCTCTATCCAATATTTTCGCAGAGCTCTCCCTCGAACCGTACTCCCCTTTTCGTTTTCGTCATTAAAAAGTTTTTTGGTTACCCCACTTAAATCGCCGTCAAGCTCTTCAAACAACTGAAGGCTTCTTTCCTTTTCTTCTGGTTTTAGGATGTATTCTTTCATTCAAAAAAAATATCGGTTTCGTTGCATATCTTTTTGGCAATCCTTTTGTAAAAATTTTTTAAGTTTTTGATTTGCTTGTAGCCAGCCTTCCTACCCTTTTCGTTACTTTTATAACCTAATACTTTGGCAACCGTCTCTTCTTCAATGTGGTCAACAAAGAGCATTTTATAAATAATATAATGACGGTCATTCAGGAACTGGCGCATTCGTAAATGCATCGACGATACCGCACCGCTAATATCATAATGGTCTTCCGGGAGAGTGCACTTGTCATAGGTATTTGTCTCTAGCGAAACAGGGATCTTGATGTCATAAGCCTGCTTTCTAGTTTTGTACCATTTTGCGTAAAGGTCGCATTCTTCAGACTGGAGCCCACTTTTGGTTACAGAGCATAAATTGGATATTTGGCCGCTTCCCTGCTCTTTGGACTGGTTGTGTTCACAGCTTATACAGGGACGCGCAAAATTGGAGTAATTGTTGCGAAGGATATTCTTTAGTTGGTTGGATATAATCTTGTTCACCCACGGTTCAATTGCCCGCGATTGATCCCATTGGCTCCACTTGTTGTAAATGTGAGTACGGATAATTTGCGATACGTCATCAAAGTCTATCCATGCCAAAGCATGTAAATGCCACTTATAATACCGCTTTCTTATCTCGTTGTCTATAACATCACATTTATCTTCGTAGCTTTTTTTATTTTGTTTCTCCACCACTAACGTCCCTAGATTTGCCTTGGGAAGTGGCACACTCAGCTTGGGAAACCTTCAGAAACTCTTCTTGAGTCATTCTTTTTCGAGCAGCGTTTGCCGTGGTTTTATACGTTATATCTTTTGGATTTAGCGGGTTATTAACCAAATCTTCTAAAGTTATTTTAGTTGCGGACGCCGACATATCAATGTCATATTCTAATTTGGATAAATTAGGAATTGGTGTTTCCTCGTCTTCCTCTGCTGTTACCTTTAGGCTAGGTTTAGATGCCGAGGCTCTCGACATTCCAAAAGCTGCAAAGGTTTCCCCACAGCTTTGACAGAAGTTGGGCCTTTTTAAAGTGTAACTGTTTTTACCTCCACACTCGGGACAAAATATACTAGCCATTTTTTATAATTCAGTTTATCGGGTTATTTTCTAGTTTATTCACAATAAATTTTAAAATTTCACTTCGAACAATATCTTCTTTGGTGAACTTAAAGGTATACACGCCTTTTGCCTTGGAGTCTTCATCGTCAAATAAATCCATGATAGAAACAAAGCCGCTTTTTCCATTAATATCGGGTTGCATTGGGTCCCCGCATATAAAATACTTAGAATTATTGCCTATTCTGGTAATTAACGTAACTAATTCTTTTCTCGTAAAATTTTGCGATTCGTCTGCTATTATTAGTTTGTTTGACCAGCTGGCACCTCGCAAAAAATTAATAGGGGCGCATTGAATTATCTTTTCGTCTAAAAGCATCTTTATTTGAGGGGGCTCCAACAATTCAGAAAGCTTGTCTTGCATTGGCATCATAAACGGGTTGAATTTTTCGTCTACATCCCCCGGCAAACTTCCGAGATTTCTATCTGCGCTTTCAGCAATCGTGCGTACATAAAACAAATCTTGATTCATATTCATATTAAACAGCTGTAAAGCTGCATAAATAGAAATAAAAGTTTTGGATGATCCCGCTGGCCCAGAAACAAAAACTATTTTAGTGTTTTTGTCAAATGCTATTTTTAAAAACTGGTGTTGCTTTTCTGTTAATTTAAAATTTTTAAGATAAAGCTTATATTTACTTTCAATGGGTATTATCTTTTCCGAAGCTAAAGACTTCTTACGTCTGCTCATTAATAAATAATTACACTTGACTTGAGCTATTTACCTATTATTATCTCCAAAAGATGGTTTTTCATGTACTCTCAATCCCTACTCATCCGACACGCAAAGAAATAACTTTGTGCGCTTTTACGCAAAAGGTTTACAAATTTTGTAAAGTTATGACAGGAAAAGGTCATACTGTTTTTCACTATGGGCATCCAGATTCCCGCGTTCCATGTACCGAACATTTTAACGTGGTTTCTCGGGCTACTTATGATAAAGTATATAAAAAACAACAATGGCAAAATTTTCACCCTCAGTCTATTAGGAATGAAGTACATAAAGAATTTAATAAAAACGCAGCAGCGCTAATTAAAAAAAACAAACAAGAAGAGCAAGATTTTGTTTTAGCTTTTTGGGGGATTGGGCACCGAGAGTGCTGCGAGCAATTAAAAGGTTTTTGTGTTGTTGAACCCAGTATTGGGTACGACTCGGGGTTTGCTCCCTTTAAGGTTTTCGAAACTTACGCTCAGCTACACAAATTACAATTTCCTCTACACAACAATAATTTGCCACCATTTACAGATCACGTTATCCGTCCCGGTTTCTATTTTGAAGACTTTGCTTATCAAGACAAAAAACAAAATTACTTGTTGTTTTTAGGCCGGATGACCGACAATAAAGGAATCGATATCGCCCAAAATTTATCCAAAGCAAGCTCCACACCTATTAAATTTGTAGGGCCTCAAAACTTAAAAAACACTTTAAAAAAAGATAACCCTTTGGCTGAATACATTCATACTGTCAGTAACGAAGAACGCAAAGAATTGCTCGCCAACGCTAAAGCGTTAGTGATGCCGTCTCTTTATACGGAGCCGTGTGGATGGTCAATGTTGGAAGCTTTTATCTCCGGCACCCCTGTCCTTTCTACTGATTGGGGAGGGTTAGCAGAATATAATATTCACGGAAAAACAGGATTTAGGTGTCGTTCGTTAAATGAATTTTATCATGCGCTCAACATAATTGAAACCATTAACCCTAAAGAGTGCCGCCTATATGCAGAAGAAAATTTCACCATCGACTTGGTGGCTAAAATGTATGAAAATTACTTTGAACATTTAATTGCAGCGGAACGTTATGGGTTGGGGGCAGTGCAGGAAAAATGTAATTTTTTAGTCAAATAGTTTGGAATGAGGTACCCTTTAAACAAAATAAAAAAAGACAACGTGTGTGCGGAAGTAGGGGTTTGGGAGGGGGATTTTTCTTCTGAAATCTTGTCTAAAAACCCGAGGGAGCTACACCTGATAGACCCTTGGACTCATCAAGAATTCCCTTGGGTAAAATGGGCAAAAGGATACGAAAGAACCGAACGGGTGTTCCAGAAAGTGCTGAGAAAATTCCAAAATAACAAAAGAGTAAAAATACATAGAAAAAATTCAACAGATGTAACTTTTCCATATAATTATTTTGATTGGGTATACATTGACGCCGACCACAGTTATGACTCTGTTATTATGGACTTGTCCCATTTTGTTAAATTTATTAAACCGGGGGGCTATTTATGTGGGGATGATTATGGTTGGAGTGATGCAGCAAACGGTTGTCCTCGAGGACCTAAAACTGCGGTTGATGAATTTGTTAAGCAGTTTGGTTTGAGCTTAGAAATATCCTCCAACCAATTCGTTATAAGGGTGGAATAAGAACAATTTTAAAAAATTTAAACAAGAAAACTAAAAATAAGTGTAGACTCTTATAGCGCATGACAATAAGCAAAAAGGAAGAGTCTAAGATAGGGTTTACAGATTTAGATACTTTTTTAAAAATAGCCCCGATAATTGGTTTAGCTCTCCTAGCTTACCTTCAGACTTTATTTCCCAGTAAAATAGAATTTGACAAAGTTCACGACAAGCTTATTCAAATGGACAAAAAAATTACCGAAATGACTGTTCTCCAAAAAGCTATTTCTGGTAACAGTGGAGATATAGATAAAATAGAAATGCGACTTCGATTAATAGAGATCGAGATTGCTCGCCACAATGCCCAAGCAGTGAAAATCTCCCAGAATAATAAACTTCCCTCTGGGAGTTGAGAATACAACATATAAACATATAATAAAAAGATGAGTCATATTTCAGGAGATTATACCTACCAATTCGTTAGATTAGAGCCTTTCTACAATAACAGCAACAAAACCGGCATTTCTTCGTTGGTTGTTGGAATGAACTGCCAATTTTCAGGGGTGGACGAACAATCTAACCCGGTCACAGAAGGTTCATACGTAGATGGTACTACTGGTTTTATGGGGTGGACAGACCCTATTCCCGATTACCCTGCAAGCGGCGTAACGGGAGCGTCGGGTTATGCTATCAATCTTACCCCAGAATATGTAACAGACAATATTAGCGGAATAGCCAACGACTACGCTTCCGCCTTATGTTGGTGCCACTCCTTATCAGGTCAAATTTCGAGTAAAATTGAAGCCCCAGTTAGAGATACTGATTTTCCTTATCCTAGCGGTGACCCCGTTTTTCCCCCGGTAGATCCTCACGATATGTGAGTAATGGCAAATAGTCGTATATAGCAAAAAAGCCCCGCATAAGCGGGGCTTTTTCTTTTTAATTACTCTATGATAATATCACCCCCGCGTGATGCGGGACGCCTTATTATAACTCTTCCAACTTTGCTTCTAGGTATTCGCAATTCCCAGTTTACCTCTGGGATAGATTTGGTTTTTCTAT